CTCTCGGAGGCGCGCTGTCGAAATTGGGCGGTTTCGGGTGACGGGGGGCCGGGGCCAAGGCGCGCGGGCGCGCGGCCGTCAGCCCAGTTATTAAGTAGAATTTAACAACTGTTTTTGCCGATATGAAAACATTCACACTCTACAAAGCCGAGACCGGCGAGCGCATAGACGTTGAGCTCCCGAAACTCATTGAAATGGTGAAGGAGACAAAGGCCCCCGTGTACTTCTGCTGGAACGATATGTCCGCGATGGTCACGGAGGATAGCACCCTTGAGGGAATCTGGGGAGAGTTCAAGCGGATTGACCGCGTTGAGGCCGACGCAAACCTCATGCGAGGTGTGCGAAACCTTGTGCATAAGTGGGATTCCTTTAACGGACGGGAGGACTAACTATGGAAGAACTGACACGATTCCAGCACGCCATCCGGGCCTGCCTTATTGGTGACTACACCGACTGGGATGAGCAGGCCATCACGGACCACGCAAAGGTTGTGGCCGCGGAGATCCTGATTATCGCCAAAGAAGAACTATCAAAGGAAACGAATATGGAAAAAGAACACTACTACGGACTATCACCCGAGGACTGCATGGACCTCTATTCCGAAAAGCATCAGGCATTCCTCGCTGAATGGGAGCGCCCCCTGGAGCGCAAACTTTACAAGATGATTTGCGACCGCATCAAGGAGATTGCCGGCGACAACCAGCAGGGCACCGGGGACTATTACTCCGTCATCCTGCCCTTTGAGCTGCCCTTCCCTGACGGGGACACCGGCGAGATTAAGTATTGGCGGTTCCTGGATATAGAGCATGGCCATAGCACCTTGCTGGCGTCCCGCATCGACGAACATGAGAATACCGTGTTCTGCAACGTGCCGTATGAGCTGGACACCCTCTATGTCCTCTATCGGAATCTAAAGCGAATGGGATTCTGGGATGAGGGTTGGCGTCAATCCTTTGTGCTTGAATAAATGACCCGCGGCCGAAAACCACTGCCACGCGAAACGCTGGCGCTGAGGGACACGCTCCGTAAGGACCGTGACCGGCCCGCCAGCGTCATCGGCGAGGCCATACAGCCGGAGGACGTGGCGCAGAAGTGCCAGGTGAGCGGCCTCAAGAGCGCGACGGACCGCGCCCGGAAGATCTACTGGTCCACGGTGCGGAAGGTATCGGCCCAGGGGATGCTGGACGAGGCGTTCTGCCAGCAGCTGCTCATCTACGCCATCGAGCTGGACCTGCTGCTGCGGTGCGAGGAGGACATCCGCAAGAACGGGATGTACCTGGTGGTGGAGACGAAGAAGGGGACGATGGCGCTCCCCAACCCCGCGGTGAAGCAGCTCCACGCGGCGGCCGAGAAGGTGCTCAAGATTGGCTCCAACTTCGGCTTCTCCCCCGTGGACCGGCAGCGACTCAAGGCGCAGGCCGAGGACCCCAAGGCCAAGGGCATCAAGGCCATCTTCGCGGCTATCGTGGCCGATGAGGGGGAGGAGGCCCCGGACGAGCAATGACCCTCACCACCCAGCTCCAGATGATGGCGGAGATTGACGCGGCGCTGTCCTCGCGGGGGGCGGGGGCGGTGGACCTCGTGGACGTGGCGGGGCGGCTGCTCTCGTCGGCCTTCCGGAGCATCAGCGAGCAGAACCCCGGGGTGGACAATGGCAATGGTGATGATTGGGATAACTAACAGGTAGCAGCTATGGAAATCAAGGGAAAGGTGCACTGCTTCTTTGAGCAAAGCGGCACGTTCAAGCAGGAATTCATCAAACTTGGAATCCCTGCCGAAGACTACGACATTCAGAACAACTTTGGCCAGACGGACCACACCGACGACCTTTTCAAGGCCATAGAGGATGCCTATGAGGGGGGGGGCAAGTTTATTCGATAACATAACCAAAGACGACCTGATTATGGCATTCTTCCCTTGCATTTACTTCACTGGCTCCGTTAATCCCCGCTATTTCACGATGGAGAACACTAACTATCGCAAACTCTCCACAAAGCAGAAGTTTGACGCTATGCTTGAAAGAGCAGACCATAGAAACGACTTCTACAAGTTGCTTTACAAGCTGGTTGGCATTTGTATGCTTCGTGGCTTTAGGCTTGTGATAGAGAACCCCTTCAGTGCTCTCCATTTTCTCCACAACAATTTCCTCAAGGAGCCGTCTATTGTTGACCACGATAGGCGGAGCCGTGGGGATTACTTTCAAAAACCTACTGGCTTCTGGTTCTTCAATGCAGAGCCTACTGTTGGCTATAGCTTCCAAAAGCCAGAGAAAGAGCTTGTCGTATGGGAAGCCAAGTCTGCAAGTGAGGCTGGCTTGTGTAGCGAGGAGAGGTCTATGATTTCGCCGGACTATGCTCGCAACTTCATTTGTGACTTCATCATCGGCAAAGAACAAAACCACTCAATCCCCAGCCTTTTCTAAATGCCCACCTCCCCCATCACCCAAGTGAATGAGTACGCCGCGGCGGTACGCAGCGGGGCGCTGCCGTCGTGCCTGATGGTCCGCAAGGCCGTGGACCGCTGGTACGAGGATATGGCCCGCCCAGACCTGTACTTTGACCGCAGCGCATTCCTGAGGGTGGTGCGCTTCTCCGGGATGCTCAAGCACTTCAAGGGCGAGTTTGCCGGGCAAAGCATCGTCTGGCAGCCGTGGCAGCTTTTCTGCCTTGCCAACATCTTCGGCCTGAAGTACCGCTCCACCAAGCGCCGCAAGTACACCTATGCCGACGTTTATGTCCCCCGAAAGAACGGCAAGACTACCTTCGCGGCGGTGATCGCCCTCTATATGCTGCTGCTGGACGGGGAGAGCGCGGCCGAGGTGTACGCCGCCGCCGTGGACAAGGCCCAGGCGAAGATATGCTTTGACGCATCAGCCGAGCTGGTGAAGGGCGTCCCGGAGCTGAAGGGGTATGTGAGGGTGTTCCGCAAGGGGAGTATCGTTGTGGAGGATACGGCATCGGCCTACAAGCCGCTGAGCAAGGACACGAAGAACAAGGACGGACTGAACATCCACTGCGGAATCTGCGACGAGCGGCACGCCTGGAAGACGAACGAGATCTACGAGGTGCTGAAGACCGGCGTGGGCGCCCGCAGCCAGCCGCTCATCTTCTCCATCTCCACCGCGGGGACGGACACCACCTACCCTTACTTCCGGGATTTGGAGTTCCTGCGGCAGGTGATGCTGGGGATCAAGGAGAAGGACAATCACTTCATTATGCTCTACGAGCCGGACGAGGGGGATGCCTGGGATGACCCGGCCACGTGGGCCAAGGTGAACCCGAACTTCGGCGTGTCGCTGGGCCGGAAGTATATGGAGGACGAGTGCCAGGAGGCCAAGGAGAAGGGCGGCAGCACCCTCGCGGCCTTCCAGACCAAGAACCTCAATATGTGGGTGGATGCCCCGGAGGTGTGGATTCCGGACGACGATGTGGCGGCGTGCTCATCGGCCTTTGACGAGAGCCAGCTTGAGGGGGCCGAGTGCTACGTGGGCATTGACCTTGCCTCCAAGAGCGACCTTACCGCCGCGGCCTTCTGGTTCCCCCGCTTTGGGGTGGTGCGCTACCTTTTCACCGTGCCGGAGAGCAAGCTCACCGAGAGCCAGGGCCGGGGGGACGTGGTGGACTACCGCCTCTGGGTGGAGCAGGGATGGCTCACCGTCTGCCCGGGGCGCGTCCTGGACGAGGAGTGGTGGCTGCAGCAGCTGTTCAAGGCCATGGCGCCGTACAAGGTGAAGTGCATCGCCTACGACCCCTGGGGGATGTGGGACCTGAAGAACCGCTTCGGCAAGTACGAGGACGCGCTGATGGAGTATCGGCAGGACATCCGCTATATGAGCGTCCCTACCAAGGACCTGGAGAGCCGGGTTCTTAAGCACGGGGTGAACCTCCTTGGGAATCCCGTCATTCGTTGGATGTTCCGCAATGTGGTCATCTACAAGGACCCCAATGCCAACATCAAGCTGGACAAGGCCCGCTCCCGCAACAAGATTGACGGCGTTGTAGCGCTGGTGGACGCCATCGGCGGGTGGCTCAATAAGACGGCCGAGCAGGGCAACCGCGAGATATACACAGATATGAAATTTCATTCAGTACCGAGGATATGACGATGGACGAGATTACCAAGATGGCAACCCGGAGCGGATTCGTTGAGGTGTTCTGGAACCGGCTGCAGAGACTGCGGCGCATCGGCAGGATGGACACGCTCCAGCAGATTTATGATCGGATGGAGCAGGAGCACGAGGCTAAGTACGGGGTGGAGCGCTTCCCTTCCTACGAGGCTTTTAAGAAGTACAAGAATCGGCATAGATAGCGAGTTGCTAAACAAAAGGACAAATGTCCCGCCGATAGCGTTGCCGCGGAGGTATATTTGCGCAAAAAGACGCAATGCCCATTCTACAACGCATATTCGGGGGAAAAGCGGGACGCAGAAGCGCCTCCGCCGGAGAGCTTTCCCTTGACGAAGGCATCTTGAATCCGGCAGGTCTTTCCCATCTTCCAAACTTCGGTGTGGCCGTGAATAATCATTCGGCCCTCAATATAACGGCCCTGTATGCAGGTATCCGTATCATCAGCGAGAATATCGCAGCATTTCCCAAGAACGTAAAGCGTCATACTTCCGAGGGCTGGGTGAACGACGATAATCACCCGGCTTTCGCATTGATAGACCATCGTCCAAATTCCTATACCAACAAGTTCGACTTCTGGAACTGCATTGTGACCTGGCTCGTTGGCTGGGGCAACGCCTACGCGATCATCAAGTGGGGTGCTGGCGGTGTGCCTGAAGCATTGTACCAGGTCCACCCCTCTTGTGTTCGCGTTACGGTCAATGCTCAAGGCCACAAGTGGTATCAGGTGACACAGAGCGACGGGCGTTTCGCGTGGCAGAGCGGCCTGTATCAGGACTTCGAGATACTGCACTTCATGCTGGTCACCCTGGACGGCATCAAGGGCGAGAATCCGGTGGTCCGTAATGCAATGTCCCTGGGCAAGAGTATCGCCACGGAGAAGTTCGCCAGCGAGTTCTACACCAAGGGCGGCCAGGTGAAAGGTGTCATGGAGACCGACAATCACCTGGGCGACGATGAGTACAAAGCCTTCATGGATCACTTTGGCCGCGTTGGCCAGAACTTCGATACTCCGCTGCTGGAATACGGCATCAAGTACAAGCAGCTCTCTATAGACCCCGTGGCCGCCCAGCTCATTCAGTCCGAGGTCTTCTCCATCAATGACGTGTGCCGGATGCTCAATATCCCGCCGCACCTTCTGGCCGAGCTCACCCACGCCACATATTCCAACATCGAGGAGCAGAACACCCAGTTCGTCCAGCTTTCCCTCCGTCCTACCGTCAAGCGCATTGAGGTTGAGGTGGAGAATAAGCTGTTCATCGGCCGTGACAAGAACCAGTATTCCGTCAAGTTCAATCTGGACGGCCTAATGAGGGGCAACACCGACGCCCGAACCAAATACTACCACGGAGCCATCCTTGACGGCTATATGACCCCGAACGAGGCTCGAACCCTTGAAGGCTTGGAGCGCAAGGACGGCCTCGATTACTTCCTGCGGCCGCTCAATAGCGAGGTCGTGGACCCTGACGCCACACCCAATGAATAACGATATGGATAACGTAAAGATTCGCAATTTCAGCGCGGAAATCCGCAAGAAAAACGAGGAGACTCGCACGGTGACCTTCATCGCCTCCGATGAGTCCCGCGACTCCGCGCACACCATCCTCCTGCAGGATGGCTGGGATCTCTCGCGTTTTGAGAAGAATCCCATCATCGGCTACAACCCCCAGATCTCCGGCTCCCGGACACCGGGGGCCGTGGCCCTTGCCCTCCGCCAAGGG